GTTGGTGTGGCATAGTCCTTCTTGACACGGTCGATCTGCTCGTACATGGCCTTGAACTTGTGATGCCCACCTTTGTGAGCATAGTCCCTTACAGATGGCGGGACGATCTGGATGCCGAACTCCTGCTGCTGTACCAAAGCTGCCAGGTCAGCACAGTCGAATCCCTCCTCGATACCACAGGCCATTCCGACGTACCTTTCCGACCAGTGAATTGGACGAGCTGGCATCAGAATAGTCCCGGAGCCGTTTCCGGCGTAAAGGTAGCTGCAAGAGCAGGAATGTCCAGAAAGTTCTCGTAGGAAAGCGACGCAGAGATCTCCAGCATGTTCTGCCGAACGCCCGCAAGCGTAAGAGTGTACTCCTGTTCGACGATGTTGGGCGTGTCACGCATCACTTGCATGATACGGAACTGCGATCCTTTGCCACCAGCCGACTGTTCCAGAAACTGGGTCATCTCACGACCGACGTTGTCGATGGAGATCGGCACCTGTGGGACCGATCGAGAAATGTCATCCGGGAAGCGAATCCGGAACGCGACAGCAAAGAAGGTGTTGCCGTTGTGTACCAGATCCTGAGTGTCGTTCACGATCCGGATCGGTGTAACGAGTTGCGGATGGGTGATCTCCACGAGGTAGACCGGTTCCTCACCGGTTGTACCTCCGGTCTTCTCCTTGAAGTTGGTCGTATAGTTCTTAGCCATGACCGCTACTCGCTCCAGGTCTCAATATGTACCGGAACGCGCCACACACCTGATCCGAAGATCGGTCGTTCCCGATCGAGCTTGGACACGATCCGAGCCTGTTTGGTGACAGAGTCTTCCGGATCCACGAAGTCGAACCACATCGCCCCGTAATCGATGGTGTCCTGGAACCAAGTGACGAGAGCCTGATAGTCTGCGAGAGTGTCCAAGCCGATGGTGAAAGATCGGTTCACGAGGACGCGGCTCTTCGTGCGCAGCTGCTTCACCATTCCATCTTCCATCTCAGTGCGCTGGACGGCAGAGGGACGATCTTTCTCGTACCCCTCGGCAAGAATCTTGGCGTATGTAGGGAAGGCGGCCATTAGAAGCGGGGAGCCCTAGTAAATGAGGCCAGACGTTCGCGGTCTGCTGCGTTGCGCTTGAGACGACTGAACAGCAACTCCACGACTGCACCTTCGGAGTCAAAGGTGATCGGACCTTGCGAAGCCTCCATGGCAACGCCAGTTTCGTTCCTGACGTTCACCCTTAAGCTCGTTATGCCACCTCTTCCTCCACCCATCTGCTGATCTGGCGTCAATACGTCAACGCGCTCATTTGGCGTAGCTCGGAAAGCTACAAGCTGCGAGTCTGGTCCGCCAGAGCCCCCTACCATGAAGCTCCCACCACCTTGGAACCCTAGGTATGAAGCAGTCATGTCAGCAGGAGTCCCATATGATGGCGTAGGAATAGTACCGATAAAGGAGCGCATCGCACCTTCGAAGACACCCGTCATTATATCCTGATTACGCTCAGTGTAAAGACCTCCAAAGAGGCCTTTCATGATGGGTTGGATAACGGATATTCTGTAGAAGAAGGTGAGCGCTTCCTGGAGGATCGAGTTGAACATGTCCCTCCACTGGATCTCTTGTCCCATTGTCATGCGCGCGAGGATCTCCGAAGTCTCCTGTTCCAAATCGCGCATCGCGTCTGCGATTGCTCGGCCGAAGATCGTCGAACGATTGATAATCTTACGATGCATGTCATCGGTAATACGATCGACCAACTCCGCATACTCCTCGTATGACGGGATCAAACCAGTGATAAGGCCATTGAGCGCAAGCTGCATCCGTCTTTCGTACTCTGCGACAGCCTTCTCTCCTTTGTCCCCAAGCTGCTGGTTGAGCTTCTCAAGGTCCTTAATGAGGGACTTCATCCAGTTGGAGTGCTGTATCGCAGCATCCGTCTGAGTCCACTGCTCGCGGAACGCCTGCAACATGAAGTCGATCTTGTCCTGCGACAGCCCTGCTAGTCGAGCGAGGACCTCGAAGTGTCCTTGCAGAGCAACGATCGTCTTTTCCAGACGTTGCGCTGAGGTAAGATTTTCCGGATCTCCGAAGAGGGCACCAATGCGTTCGGCTTGAAGCTTCTCGAAGGCCTTCGCGATCGCCTCACCCGCGTTGGCAATTGCCTGTGGAGCCTTCCCGATCTCGCGGATGGCCTCTTTGCGTTGCTCGATCAGGGTGAACAGTGCTGCTAACTGATCCGTGAGGTTTTTACCAGCAAATCCTGCCTCGTCCAGCTCTCGAGCGATCGCCGTGATATTCCCGCGTTTCTTGTCAGGCTGATCTGCCATCATCTCGAGGGCTTTGGCCATACCCTCGGCTTGCTCCATCGCCGTCTTGCCAAGAGCTGCAGCCTTCAGCTGCGCGTCTAGCCCTTGTACCTCACGAACGGCTTGACGGATCTTCTCGACCCAGTTTTCCCACTGGGTGCCAGGTTCACCGCCTCCAGGACCAGCACCGACTGTAGAGGTCTGAAGCTTGTCGAGACGAGCGAGGATATCTGCTTGCTCGTTGATCAAACCTTCCAGTTCTTTGACCCGAGCCTTGGCTGCAGTGATCTCACGAGATTCGGGTACGAGTTGCTCGACAACCCCGAAGATAGCACCACCGAACGGCGTAGCGATGCTAGGCTTGACGTTAGCCAGCCGGCTAAGTTCCTCGACACGTTTCCTCTCACCTGCCAGCTGTGACTCAAGAGCAAAGCGAGCCGCTAATACCTCCGTAGTAAGAGCGGCAAGCTTCTCGTCGTGGAGTCTCCTTGACTCGTCGGCAACCTGCTTCTGTGTCTTTCCGACTCGCTCTTGGATATCCAGCCACTGTCGAGTTTGCTCGTTCAGTTCCTTGGTGGTGTCGACGACTGGATCCATCGACTGACGCATCATGTAATAGCCTGCAGCAGCAGCGCCAACAACGACAACGCCACGCGCGAGGAGGCTTACAAGACTTCCGACTCCCGTAGCCAGCATAGCTACGTTGAGGGCGAGTACAGCCTTAGTAAGGGTCTGTACAGCTACTACTACTGCCGGAATGATGACACTAAGGCGCGAGAAGAAAGTCAGGACGGCAAAGCCAACGGCTGCACCCGCTAGAGCCCCAAACACTCCGATAACCTCACCCATGTTCTTGGCGAGGTACTGGAGAACGACGTTCGTTTGTACCAGGATACCACGCCACAGATCGCTGAACCTCGTTGCCCGATCGAACGCCTTCGCTACTTCAAAGGCGCTCGTTCCGAGCCTCTGCTGCTCTGCTTGGAGCGTCTGCGCAGCCAACTGAGCGGAAGGACCGAAGGCTTCTACCCACTTGTCGGCCAACAGCGGTAAGAGGTCTTTGGCGAGAACCTCTCCATTGCGGATCATCTTGGAGAGTTGTTCACCCGTTACGCCCATAGCTTGAGCGGACAGTTCGAAGGAACCTGGCAGCAAGTCACCCAATTGACGACGGAGTTCTTCCATCGTCACCGTACCCTTCGAGAACATCTGCTCAAGAGCAAGGAAGACGAGACCCATCCTCTCGCCATTGAGTCGCATCGCAGTGCCGGCGATAAGGGCAGACTCAAAGATCTTCCGCTGATCCGCGAGCGCTACGTTGGACAGCCGAGCCGCCGTAGTGAACTTGGCGTATGGCTCGATGATGTCCCGAACGTTATGTCCGAGCTTGTTAGAGAGGGTTAAGACGTGCTGATAGGCATCGCCAGCAAGCTGCAGAGCTCCAGTCGAGGCCGTCAACTGGGCTTCGAAGCGCTGCATGTCGATCGTGGCTTTGACACCTGCGACACCCATCAAAGACAGCCCAACTACGGTTCCCGTCGTCGCAGCAATGAAGATCGCCATCTTGGCCGTTGTCGACTCGAACAAGGCCGCCATTACTTGCAGACGAGCGCCCACTCCAGACAAGGGGCCGATGGCAAGAATCGCTGCCCGTTCCAGATCGCGGAAGGCGACAACCATCTTGTTCGCCTCCTGCGCTGCAGCCATTCGATTACCACGCTGGATAATCGACCCCATCCCGACGACGCCTCGCGCAACCTGTGAGCGATTGATGGCATCGGCGTTCTGGATGATTGTCCGATTCAGACGGGAATATGCATTGGTGACCTTGTCGATCTCCGCCGCAGCTACTCCGGCAGCACGCATCCTCTCCGTCGTTGCTTGGACACGTACGAAGAGGGTAGTAAGGATGCGCTCGAGTTGGGCGAACTTCCGGTATTGCTTCTGGACGACCTCCTCGGTATCCATTCCGAGGCGCTCGACCTCCTTACCGAACTTGCGGAGACGGGTAAGCGATAGCTCCAGCTGTCTCGTATCTGGTACGAGACCGAAGCCAACTACACCCAGATCAACCGTTCGTCTTGTGGCCACGTTTCGCCGAGCCCCTTCTGGGTTTCACCTCCGGGTACGATTTCCAGATGAACTGTACCCAGCGTGCAAACTCATCTACAGGCAGCGCTCTAACGTCGGACTCCGTCTTGTGCAGATGGAAACCAACCATCTGCACAAGTGCCTGGTGGGAGTCCGACTTTAGTCTTTTCCCGCCTCCTCCAGTTGCTCAGGGAGCAGCTGGCTGTTGATCGCGTCGATCAGCTTCTGGTAGTAGCCACCAGCTGGTAGCCCCATCAGCACGTCGAAGTCGTTGTTGTCGAAGACCCTCTCCTGTGTCCCAGGAACGAAGCAGCAGTTGATCAGGTACGCTGCCATCCTCTTCTTGGTGTCAGCTTCGTTCGCGCTGTCGATCATCTGCCCGACCGACAACTGCCGAACTTCGATCTCCATGCCATCGTCCAAACGGACGATGATGGCTTTGCCCTTCTGGGTGAGGATCTTGTCCCTGATACTCTTGCGGTCCATACTCATGACTATGCTCCTTGGTTGACTGCGTTGCGGTAAAGCCTAGGGGGCGAAGGGACATTAACTACAGTCCGTCACCCCCTAGTGATTCGTTACGGCACGTCCGTCGGCGCTCCCGACATCTGGACGTTGGCCTCGAACATGTTCGTTGCTTCGAGACCACCCGTCAGCGAGAGGCTCGTCAGGACGCCCTGTCCCTTCCACCCGTTGGTGCCGTCGTGGAGGTACCTCGCGTACACCGAGAGGTCCGCCAGCCAGCGATCGAGCGCCGTCTTCACAGCGATCGGGATCGGCGACGACACGTGATGGTTCCACCCGAACGCCTTGTCTAGGAGCGGCTGCGTTCCGTAGTACGGAACGTTGAGCTCGAACCGGAGGTTTTCTTCCTCCAGAGCGCCCACATCGCCGCTCTGGCGTTGCGTCATCAGGCGGAAGAAGCCCCGCGCGATAGAGCCGTTCCACCCTTGGGCATCCGGGTTGACCTCCAGGATGTACTCCGACCTGTTGTCGAGAGCTTCTGGCCAGTCGTCGGAGCTCGAGAAGACCGTCGGAAGCTCGAGAGCCACCGTCTTGAGGCCGGGGGTGTGCGTGTGGTAGCCGCCGTTCGTCTGGAGAGCCGGCCCGTGCGAGTTGCGGATCGGATCCGCCGTCATCGTCAGGGTGTAGCCCGTCCACTGCGCGAGCGCCGTCGACATCGGGAAGTACTCGCCGGTGATCGTCACCGATCCCGTGACGGTATAGGTCGACTTGAACGTCACGCGACCGAACAGGTAGTCGATCGACTCGACATCGGCGGTGTGGTTGACAGCGTTGTCCTCCACCACTACGGCCACTGCTCGGTTGATACAGCGCTTCGCCGTGTCGGTGATCTGGTACGTCTTGCCCGAGACGAGCGCCGCTGCTTCGTCGGTCATTGCCGTTGACGTACCGGGCTTGAACAGCTTCGCGCCGTAGCCGGGATAGCCCTTGTAGATGGCGTTCGCGT